TGAATTATTGAATACTTCACATGACATTTGATTACCTCATTATTCTTGTGACTCCTTTGTTGCGTTTTTTGTTTTGTCATCTACAATTGGGTTGTTAAGAATTACACTAATCTGTGCGATTCCTTGTGCTTGCTGAATCCCTGTAAAACTCATAGAGTCCAGTATATTAAAAAGAAGCTGAATCTTATCTTTTGAATAAGAAACAACTTCCTCCGTGTTTGTGCTATTCTGTTTTTCCATTTTAATTCCTTTCTATCAATTCAAATATTTAGATTTAACCATTGACCTTACAATTGATCTAACTTCTGAGTTAGTTGTATATTTACTAGCATCTGATTTTGTTAAATAACTTGACTTCGCATCTGATTTTGTTAAATAACTTGACAAAGAAGATATTAATGCAAAATTTTCGTAACACCATTTTTCTCTTGCTAAATAACTTTGATGAACGTCTATATAAGGTGTATTATAAAAATGCACATTATTTGTCGTCTCAAATGTAATATAACCACTAGGACACTTAATTTTTGGATTAGAAGACAGAACAAAATTTAATTCACTTGTAGATAATTTTGGTGTTGTAATTGATGTACGTCCAATTAAAGAACGTATTTCTCCATCACCAGTGTCCCATCCAATGTTTAATGGATTTATAATCATTGTATCTCTTTGAGTATCGCTTTGAGTATCGCTTTGATTTAATATATCAAAAGTAAGTCCAGCAGGTGATAGAGTTGTATTTATATATCCAATTGTCGTACTTACATAGTTTCTATACAATGAATTTGTTCCAATATTCCAACCGCCAATTGTTCCAGAAGATGCATTTACTTCACCACTTATTCTTGCACTAGAAGCATACATATTGCCATTTTCGTCCACAGTAAATGTGCCATTACCAAGATTGATAGAACCACCAGATATATTCCCACTGAATGTACCACTAGAACCAGTCAAGTCGCCTGTAAAATGTACATTACCATCTGAGTCAACGTAAAACTGTTTGTTATTCCCCTTATAAATAGAAAACAATTCTCCACTTTGATTCGGTTGAATTCGTACAGAGTTGTTACCACTTTTAGCAATAAAACCAGCATCATCAAATTTATAAGTACCTGAATTATTTTGTAGTGTAAGATATTCTCCTAAAAATAATTTACCTAAAATCGCTTCGGCATTTACAGCATAGACAGTGTTTCCATTTTTATCAATAGGGATTTTTCCAATAGCCATTTTTGTACTCTGGAAGCCATCATCTGAAAATACAATTTGGTTGTTAATAATCTTAATCTGTTCGGGATCGAAGTCATTCTTCTGTTCATTCCATTGCCTGAACCACATTCCAGTTTCGTCCCATGATTGATGTTGATTTTTTACAGGAATATTTGCAACATCTAATCCATATTTCCGCATTTCTTCGACAAAATTACTTTGATTTACAGACTTATCATATTGGTTTTTATTAAATTTGAAACTCATTGCAGCCGAATTAGCTTGTGCTTGAATACTAGATGCATCTTCATAAATATCATGAACACGAATAGCATCAGAGAAAGTTACATCAATCTTACTCGTGTCATTATAATCAACTGTAAAACTAATTAGTCTCAGTTTAATAATGGTGTCGTAATCAGTAGCCATTCTTATAAAATTACCAAGTTGAAAATACTTCAAAAATCCTTTGAATTGTGGAATAGTAAGAACATTAGAAAGGGTAGAAGAGTATTGATATTGTGGTCGGCATTTCTTTGATAAATCCTTCCATGCAACATCAAATAATTGTTTTTCCATACTAAACAATTCTGATTCAGTTGTATTATCCAATGTAGTAAAACTATCATCATTATATGTTTCTTCTACTACATAAGAATCTAATTCGATCCATTCTTCCTTGGTAAACCATTTATTCATATCTAATTCACTTTGTATATTTTTCAATCGTGTAAGAATGGATTCATTTACTTTCATTTCAGTTTCAATTTCATTCTCTCGTACTGTTAATTCTGCTGATACAGCATTTAACAATTCCAAATTTTCAGAGTATAGATTATACTTAAATGATGATGGGATATTCATTCCTTGGGCACAATAAACATCGTTAATATTCTGATATGATTTTTGTTTTGACTGCAACATATATAATCCATAAGTAGACCAATCTGTAGAATTTGCAGACAATGGACTGCGAGTATATAACTCTTGAATTTTTTCTTTTTCTTGTTGCAATTCTAATACAACTTTTTCGTATGGATCTTTTAATGATTGATACTTTTCATTATATAGTTTCAGCTTTTGTTGCAAAATAGCAGAAAACTGTGGCAAATAATAATCGAAATTATATATTTTTCTCGTACCATTTGGATTAACTTCTGATATATCTATATCATCTCCACCAGTCACGTAATAACAAGTAATAATACTATTCTCATCAATGGTTTCTGTCATAGATTGCGCAAGATTATCCATAGAAACGTATATATTAGTATCATCACCATAATTATCTAAGTCATATGCATTGACTGTACAATTAAATGTGTCGAATATAAATAAACAGTTAAATGCTTCAGATACATCACCAGTAAGGAAAGAATACACATCAGTATCGCTAATATCAAATATTCTTATCTTATTTACTAATGAACTGTCTACATGACCAACAGACCACATGGGAGATACATTTAATATTTTCGTAAGCAAACTTGCATCTGGATTAGTAGAATCATAGAATCTAATTGCAATAGAATTTTCTTCTTCTGCATCATCGGAATTGGCTTGAAAATCAATGAGTCGCTTATTACATAAAGTACATTCCAATGAGTTTGCTGTAATATTTTTTGAAATACCAGTGTTCTCAATATTAGTCTCCACATGAATTTTGTACCAACCAATACCTTGAATCATAATCAAACGATCTTCTTTAAAATCGTCATAATGTTCATATTTCTTACCATTGATGTCTCTATAGATTTTAAAAGAAGCAGTCTGATAAGCATTTAGATTAAAAGTAAGAGATAAATCATCATAAATACTTACTGCACCAAGAAAAGTTTTATCTTTTTTAGCAATGTAGATAATTGGTTTTTCAAGATTGTTCAAGAAGTCAACAGGTAAATTAAATGATTGTATAGCCATCAGATCACCACCTTCCTTATTGGTCTATATTTCATCGTAAGAGTGCAATTACCCTCAACCTTAAATATATTCGTTCTCTTGTTAATGTCATTTACAATACGTGGAAACTTGTAGTTGGTATCATTGTAGATTTTATGGGATATAGCTGTAGAAGTGATTTCTAAGATTGTTCCATCAATTTTTATAACTTCATTATTGATGCAATTATTCAGCTTGAAAATTTCACCCGATGTTTCATTGATAATTTTAAGATTGCAAGCACTGGAAACGTCAATTTCAACATCAGGATAAATATAACCAATTTCATCACTCATATCTGCGAACTTTAACATACCAATACCATTTTTAGTAGAAATTTTCTTTGTAATCATTTGTCCATAAGCATACGGAGAATCTGTAGTGCCTGTAATATTAAGCCCCATAATATCGCCACCGACTTGAATCGGTGAAATATTTAATTGCACATAAAAATGTACTGTATCATAATCAGACTTTGTGATTGTAAATTCTTTGTAATCATCTTTTCGTTGTAATAATCTAGCGTAAGTAGAATATTCATATGAATCAATTGGCTCAAAATTCTGTTTCATAACTTGAAATTCAAACTTAATCGCTTCTGAATAGTTTGCATTTCCACTTTTGTACCATCTATTTCTGATAGGAGCAGATATCAAGGTAAATTCAATATTTCCACCAGATGTTTCAGATGAGGTATTCCCATTGAATTCACACACCATAAGTCCAAGCTCATCGGAGGTTATGCTATCAAAAGTAAAACCACGAGTTTGAATTGTCATGGTAGCCTCCTTTCTTTTTACATCATTTTCTTCATTTCTTTTTCATATTTCTTTTTTAGTTTTTTCATTTCTCTGTTTGTGCCAGAAAACTCTCTATTTAACTTTTGTGTCTCAGAAATAATATCCTGTAATTCCTGAATATCACTTCCAAAACTTTCAATTTCTTTCTCTAATTCAGCGTTCTCTTCCTGCAACTTCCGAATCTGTTCATCACGTTCAAGAAGCAGTTTTTCAAGAATGCTTACTTTTCTTTCATTAGTCACTTCTGACATACGTTTCCTCCAATCAAAAAGGAGAGGGTGTTTCACCTCTCCATAAATTATCTTCTTACACCTTTAGCATAAGTGGCTTGGTTAATCTTTCTTACAACATTTTCAGCCTGTTTTTGAGCGACACCTTCCATCTGCTTAACAATCTGGTCTGTAGCGACACCTTCAACAATCGTTCTATTATCAATTTGATAAGTAGGAGATTGGGATGAAATTTTCTCAATAGGAATGTTCTTCAAATCGCCAATAATAGAGTCAATCTGTGGAATAACAGGCTTAAAATTCAACAATGCTTGCGTCTGTTCCTTAGAAAGTACAGCTTCGCCACGTTGTAAGAAACTAATACCATCTTCACCAGAAAGTTTAACAAGATCCTTAATCACACCGCCAGTTGAGAACGAAGCGTCTTTTATAAGTTTCTTGAGAGCTGAAGTAATTTTTTCCCTATCATTCTTACCAGACAAATCGCTTTTTACAGATACACCAAGTTTCTTCGCAAGGGCAACTTCATTAGCCTTACTCAGAACTTGTCCATGCTGTTTATCATAAAGATACTGATTAAGAGCACCGTAATACGATTTCTTGTGTGTTGCCGATACTGAATGCTTAGATATCCATTCTGTAATATCACTTGCTTTCTTTCTGAGTTTATTCAACTCTTGTTGTTTATCAGCATTGTTATTACCAGAATTTCCTGAATCGTTTTGTGAACCAATTGATTGAGTTTTATTCACTTTTGTCTCTGCATACTTAGCACTTGCTTGGGCGGCTTTATCAGCAGCCTCACAAACTCTATCCCATGACGACTCAATCAAACTAAGCTGTGCAGTGATATTTGGCACATTAGATGATAATGTACTTGCATAATCACCTACAGCGTTTCCACCGTCTTTCCAAGCATGAGTAATATAGTCCGAAATTGAAATGCCCAAATCCTTAGAAATTTTCTCGATATTTGATGCAACCTGTGAAGAGTTAGCATTTACATATGTGAGTGCATCGGAGAAGACTTTATTTGTATCTTTCAGATAGTCCTCTGCTTGCTTTTTGCTATTAGTAAGCATTTTATCTAATGATTCTTTCTGATCATCTATAGACTTATCGTAAAAATCATCTGACTGTTCTTTCTTTAATGTTTCTAATTTATCTTTCAACTCACGGATAGTCTTCTGATTTTCAGGTGAATCATCTTGCGAAAGAATGTCTAAACGTCTCTGAACTCTGGAAATAGATTTATTCTGATCGGCAATCTTTTGTTGCCATTCTTTTATTTCTTTTTCCTGATCTAAAAGTTCCTTTCGTTTATCTATAGCTTTCTGAAGGGCATCGTTCTGCGCATCGAGTCCTTGCTTTACATAGGCAACTAATGACTTCTTAGCTTCGTTTGCAGATTTAATGGAATCACGCTGACCTTGCTGATACTCACGAAGTTTAGAGTTATAATCAGTAAGACCAATTTCTCCATCATTATACATCTCGTTCAAATCAGCAATAGCATCTTTGTACTTTTGAGCCTCAGCAAGATATGTATCATAATTCTGTGCAGTCAATCCCATAGCAGTAATACCGTCTTGACTAATTATTCCTGTATCACTGTTAAACAGATTGTCAGAATCAAGCATGTCAATTAAGAAATCTGTCTCGTCTGTGATGTCTCCAAGCTTATTAAGCAACTCATCAAAACGGTCAAACTTCAACTCATTGATAGACTTTTGAAACTCCGCAAGTTCCTGCTCATCCTGTTGAATAGATTCATAGACACCATTTAAAGCTTCTTGTGCTTCATACCATTCATTACTGCCAAACTTAATCGTAGATAATTTCTTTGCAAGTTTTCCAGCTTCTTCTTGTTTAAGCTTCATATCAGACTTGACAGCATTTGCCTGACGTGTATAGTAAGCTTCACCAATCAACTGACCTTTTGCTTCAGCTATATTAAGAGAATTGGAGACAGCGTTCTTTCTCTGCTCAATCAGTCCAGCTTTATTGTCGTACCGTTCCTGCACCTTATCAAAACGATCTTTTCTAGCCTGGCGTACATTAGAGGTATGATCCGCTTTTGCCTGATTATAATTATCAGTTGCGGTATTCTTTGCAAGAAGATATTCATTATGTGCTATGCACTTTTCCCTAAGAGTGTCATTTTCAATCTTGTTAATAAGATTATACGAAATTGACTTATTGGATTTTAAATTACTCTTAATAGAATTAAATTCCTTTTGAGTAAGACCAATGTTTTTAGCTTTTGTTCTTTTAAGCGACTTTGTAAGAGAACTCTTATTGGATTTATAACTCTTTGTTGCACCAGTATAAGCAGTTTTTGAAGCTGATAACTGGCTATTGTAGTTTTTAATAATCTGTTTATACAGACCTTCGATATCAGACGTACCGATTTTCTTTGTTGGATTAAATGTAAGATTACCTACCTTGGCGTTCAGAATATCCATCTTAGTTCCAAGTTTTTCAATCTTATCAGAAGCACTGTCAATCGGGTTGTTCGCTAAAGTCTCATATAAATCCTTTAACTGATCCGTAAGACTGGCAACTTGTTCCTTACAAGCTTTTGCTTTCTCATAATAGGTCTGATAATCCTTCAATGCATTTTTCAGATTTTCATTCTTAATAGAAACGATGCCATCTGAACCAAGTGTTCCTTCACGGATAAGTTTCTTGTAATGTTCAAGTGTCTTGGACGATACACCTTTGACCTTTTTTACATTTCTTCCGCTTGTCGTTGTAGAACCACTTATTCCACTAAAGCGTGAACCAGACACAAAATCCTTACGAGATGAAAGTTTGGAAACTCTTACAGATGCGCCAGTATGAGGGGATTCAATAAACTTACCGTCTCCACCATAAATACCTACATGTGTGATGTTGTTCTTACTTCCGAAGAATACTAAGTCACCAGCTTGCAAATTTTTCTTCGATGTAATTTTTGTTCCCATTTTAGCCTGGTCAGCCGCATGATGTGGTAAACTTACACCAAACTTTTTGTAAATCTGTTGAGTAAAACCAGAACAGTCCACACCATTTGTAAGACTGTTTCCACCCCATACATATTTCAAACCAAGATAATTTGTAGCCTCATCATACAAAGCGTTTCCACCTGTAGAGGAAGATGAGGAAGTTGTCTTTTTGCTATTCTGTTTTTTCGCAGCCTTATTGGCATAAGACATATATTTCTTATATGCCTTTTCCTGTGCAGTAATAGCCTTTGTTGTAGCTTCGATTGCTTTTTTGGTTTGATTTTTCTTCTGACCGAATGTGAGAAGATCATCAATCTTGTCTTTAGCCTTAGATGCCTTGTCTGTAAGATTGTTAAGTTTAATCTCAATAAAATCAAATACCTCAGCAGCATCGGACTTTGTTTTTGATTTGGATTCCTTAGGAGGTTTATAACTTGATGAACCAGAAGGATTTACTTTCACTTGTGGTATATCTAACTTTGCACCAGCAGAAGTTGTTACACCATTTACAATGTCTTGAACTGCATTGTTAATGTTATTGCGCATTTCATCAGACATAATTGGATTGTCTGATAATCTTTGTTTTAATGCCGCAAGTTTATTTAAAGCCTCTGTGCCTGCACCAGCCATTTTAGCAAGAGTGTAAATATTTTGACAATCTGCATCAGTTACAATAGTAGTTTTGTTACAATACTGTTTTTCTAATGTGAAAGCTGAGAGTTTTTCCTTTTCCTGTTCTGTAATATCGCCAAGATTTTTAAGTTTAAGAATATCTGCAACTGTTGCATTTTGTAAATCTGTAGATGCATCAGCAGAAAGAAGTTTTTCAAATCTAAGTTCTTCTTCCTTTTTGGTCAAAGCCTCTGTTACAATTTGCTCGGCATTTTTAACGCCCATATCTTCAAGCTGAGTGATATAATACTGTTTGTTTTCATCGGTAAGATTAGCGAGGAAATTGCCATCATTTACCCATTCAGTAGCAAGAGCATTGGCTGCTTTCTGACACTGATCCATGCTAGATTCAGAACTACCCATTACCTCTTCAAACTTATCCCATGATTCAAGACCACGGACTGAAACATCAAATCCTGCTAAATCAGAAGCGGATGCAACTGTACCATTCTTCTTGTCAGCAAGCATATCAGACATCTTAGAAATCTGTGTAGACATAGAAGAGAGCTGTGTAGAAGCGTTTACAAGACCGTTAATTTTCCCAATAGCACTATCTGCTGAAATGCCGAGATTTTTGAAATATTCCGTTTTATCAAGTTCGCTAAATTTTTCGGCTGATAACTGTCCTGCTTCGGCTGCTTCAAGAAGATCCTTTTTAAGAGTTTTTATTGCATCATCATCTGTAGAATCAAGTGCAGTCCAAGCATCTTCAAATGATGTCGGAGAAATCGGTGTTTCATTGGATTCTTTATTCAAGCTGTCTATAAAATTATCAACATCTTGTTTTGTTTTAAATTTTACATCATCAGGAATTTCTGCATTTAACAAAATGGTTCTATCTTCTTCAGACAAATCATTTTGAATATAATCTCTTATTTTTTTAGAAACTTGATTTTGTTTTGCATCCTCTGCACCATTTGGAGTTTCTATCATTGGAGCAATCTGATCTAATTTAGACTGAGAATTGCTATACATATCCTCAATCATTTTATCAAAATCAATTCCAGCTTTTTCACAAGCATTTCTTAATGCAGTAATTATATCTGCTCCAAATTTTTTCTCAAGAGCAGATGTGTCAGTAGAACCACCACTAACAAAATATTGTAATAATTGGTCTTGTAACCCTTTTAGCTTGTCTTGATTAAAAATTGGTTCAATTACAAATTTATTATAGTCTGAATCAGAATAAATTGTTTTATATGCTTCTTGTAATTGCGATACAATACTATTATATAAATCTTTATCTGATTGAGAGAATTGTGAAACATCATCTGTGTTATACTTGTTAATAATATCTTCTTTATATTTTTCAAACTTTTCTATGTTTCCAAGAACATGTTTTTCATATAAATCCATGTTCTTATCCATAGCAGTCATAGTGACTTCATAATTTTCTGGTGTTACAGTTTTATTTGAGATACCTTTAATACCAACCTGTTGCATATGTTCGTATTCTTTTTGATATTCAGATAAATTTTTTATAGATTCTTCAAAATCATCAGATAAAGTATCTTTATTTTGTTTGATATTATTGACAGTTTGTGAAGCTGCATTTTGTTTCTTTTTTTCTTCAAGAGATATACTACGCTCTAATTCATCATTTTGTGCTTTTAAATTATCTAGTTCTGCCTTATCTGTGAACGAAAGAGTTTCTTTTGATTGTAGATCATCTATTTTATCTTGAGTTGTTTTCAACTCATCATTCATAGATTCAATACTAGACTTTGCGTCTTCATAACTAGAACGAGATTCTTCTATTTTTTCATTTGCCTTCTCAACTCTATGAATATAATTACTAATTGCACTGCCTAATAATTCAAGTCCTTTTATAATTAAGCTAATTACAATCATATTCATTGCCATTGACAAAGCTCTCATAGCTACAGATGCGGTCTTTGATGCAGTTGCAGTAGCTCTTAATGAAGCTTGAGCTGATCTTTGCTTCGAAACAAACACATCAGTAGAACCTGACGCACCCTTTGTTTGAATAGCATGTTCTTTTGCTGCTGCGCTTGCATTTTTAATACTAGAAGCAAAAGCTTCTTCATAAGTTGCGCCATTTGCTACGGCAGTTTCAAGTTTTCGTAATTCTAAAGTATCTGTTTCTAAAACGGATGCTTGTTCTGCTAAAGAAGCATTTAACTCATCTTGTGCAATTTTCTTCGCTTTTAACAAATTAACAACTTGTGTATCATCACCAGTGCCTATTGTTCTGAATATCATACTAATTATACTTGTATACGTTTGAAATATACTTGTATTGTTTAATTATTTACTATAT